AGCTCCGAGACGACGCCGGCCTGAAAGCCGAGCGGTGAAGCCTTTCGCTGATAGAGCCTCGAGGACAGCAGAAGCGAGGCCTGCTTCACAGTGTTAGGCACTGCGGCGGCGTAGCCAAAGGTTCCCTGCACCTGGACAGTCGGCCGGCCGTAGTAGGACAGCGGCCAGCCTCCGTTCACGTTCTTTATCAGCCGGTAGGGGCTCGTGTTGCCGTAGACGATGTAGTCGGTGTTCGCGGTCAGCGTCGTTTCGTAGATGCCGTCGTCGTCGTCGTCGGTTTTCAGCGTGATTGTCTTCGACGTGAGATCGTCGCAGTAGACAAGGAACGCAGAAGTCGGTTGATAGGCGCGCGTCGAGCTCGCGGCCTCGAACGTCCGGCCGCAGTATTGATCGATGGACGTATCGGCGGCGAGGATCGCCGCGTCGATCGCCGAGTCTTCGGTCGTGACAGCTGTCGGAATGCCGAGAGAAGCCTTCACCAGGGCGCGAGTGGTGTAGGGCATTACTTCTCCTTCTTCCGACGCTTCTCCTTCTTGACCTCTTCGACGATCTCCACAGCCGCCTCGACGACTTTCTGAACGACCGGCGACGACGCCGGAAGGGTACGAAACTTCGAGATGAGGACCGGATCGGCTTTCGCCGCGATCAGAGCTGCAATCTGCTTTTCTGTCGTCATGGTTCAGTCTCCGGTCCTGCCGGCCGAGGCGAAGAGGGGGAATCCCCGGCCGGCAGGTCTTGGATCAGAGGGTGGCTGCGAGCAGGGTTCCCTGGATCTTGCACACGCCGGCCGGGTAGCGGCCAGCGGTGAAGGCCGAGTAGCCGAACACGACCATGCGGACGGTCAGTGTGCCGGAGCCCACCGAGTCGTAGCGCACCATGAGCGGCTGTCCGGCGGCTTCCCACAGGAGCAGGTCTTCGCGGACAGCGACGATGATCGCGTCCTCGTTCGTTCCTGCGCCCAGGTTCGTCGGGATGCCAGCGTCGACGACGACCGGAACTCCGGCGATCTCGCCAGCGGCGACGCCGTAGGCACCGGGGTTGCCGATCGCGACGACGTTCGTCGAGGTCGCCACGGAAACGCCGGCCAGCGGACGATTGCTCGAGTCGAGCGATCCGGAGATGTAGGCCCAGCGGCGCGGGTGCATGATGATGACGTCCGGCTGACGGTAGCGGTTCGCGGTCACGGTGCCGATGGCCTTCACGATCTGCTGGAAGGTCTCGTAGCCGGTCGGCGAGGCGTCGTCGACGTCGACGTCGCCGATTCCGCTGGTGTTCAGGATTCCGAGGTGGGTTCCCGAGTTGCCGTCGCCGTTGATGACGGCAGCGTTCAGCGCCGAGTTGTACGCCGAAACGAGGTCGGCAGCGAGGAGCTGCTCGACGCCGGTTCCGCGCTCGATGGCCTGACGGCTCACGTCCACCATGCCGGCGTAGGTCCGCACGTTCACAGTGAGCAAGGTGTCGTCGGGGTTGGCCTCGGTCACAGCTCCGTTGTCGCCGTTCTGAGCGGTCACGCTCGAGCCGGTGGTCACGCGCGAGACGTTCACGGTGAGGCCGGAGTCGGTGAGCGGCAGCTGACGGCTGACGTCGCAGGTGTTACGGCCGGCGCGCAGGAACGGAGCGGCGAGGCCGGTCAGGTACTGGGGGACGACCAGTCCGGCGAAGTTGGACGAGCCGACGTCGCGGAGCTCGACGCGCATCTCGGACTGGTGCCGAGCGAGACGCTGTGCAGCTCCGGCATCGCCGAGGAACTGGGCGGCGTAGGCGTCCTGGAAGAAGGAGAACTCCTTCTCCTCGGCGCGATAGGTCAGGGGCTCGGACTTGACTTCGATGCGGTTCACGGCCGCAGCCTCCTTCGGGCTTTCGGTGGAGGCGACTTCGGCGCGGAGCTTCGCGGCCTCGAGGTTCGCGACCTGGATCTCGCGGAGGTCGGCGATGCGGCCATCGAGCTCCTTCGCGCGCTTCGTGAGATCGCCGACGTTCTTGTCTTCGGTCTCGGAAAGGTCGCGGTGCTCTTCGGCAGCGCGGTTCAGGGTGGCTTCGACGGACGTCGCGATCTCGGCGCGCTCGGCGATGAGTTGGTCCAGCAGCTTCATGTCGGAATTGTCTCCTGTTGAGGGTTTCGGTTTCCGGTGTCTGCTGGTGCGGATGCGGCGAGCGATGACGGCCGAGCGGATTCTAGACAGATCGCTTCGCGAATGTTGATCTTCAGGCGATGTCGTCAGGGTCGATCACGTTCTCGATGCCGAGCGATCGGTAGATCCTGCGAGCTCGAGGGTCGTTGTCGACGGCCGTTTCGATTCGTTCCTGCCGGTTCAGCCGTTGGGCGACGGCTCGTTTATGGGTGCGAGTGTCGACTCCTGGGTTGAGGTAGATGCCGTCGACGTCGAGGCCGATTCCGCGCATGAGTGCTTCGACAGCTGCGCGCTGCGATGTGGGCCGGCCGGAAACGATGTATTTCGGGCCATCCAGCCGTCGGACATAGGCGATGACGCGCGCTCGAGGTTGGCCAGATGCCGTGACCAGCGTTCCGTCGATGTCGATCACGTTAGGCATCGGCGTTCCGTTCGCGTTCGACGAGACGCTCGAACCAGGCCTGAGCGTTGTAACGGTTGTCGCGGTTGATCTGGCCTCCCCAGAGGAGCCACGCAACCTGGCCGGCTGTCGGCCGGTCTCGTTCTCCGGAGAGGTAAGCGTCGGCGTCGGGTGAGTTGATGTCGGCTCGGTGTCGAGCGAACCAGGCTGCGGCTCGGACTGCTTTATCGAGGTCGACGTACCCTTCCGCCATCCGTCGCGCTTCGCGGATGGTGCGCGGCTGGAGACCGTCGCCGGCGTACTCGAGGAGCTGGAGGCCACGTTGAGCGGCGCTCGAGATGTTTCCTGGCACCTTGAACTCGGGCATTAGTCCCTCGGAGCGAAGATTCGTATCTCTTCTGTCTGGCCGGCCGCGCAGATTCCGTAGAGGGCAAGACCAGTCCTGAGTTGGAACTCGACCGGGGCAGCGTGTTTCGCGATCGGGAATCCGTTAGCGGTCGTGACGCCTGCCGAGTCGCCGATGTAGACAGTGTTGTTTCCGACGACTTGCAAGTAGACGGGCCGGAACTCGTCCTCGGCGCTGAGGAGCAAGGTTGCGGTCGACGTAACTGTGACTGCGATGTTCGATGCCATCAGATAATCAGTCCTCTCCATTTTGCAAGCCTGGGTGCGACCTCGGGATCGTCGGGATCGTAGGAACGGACGGAGAGGAGCTGTGCTTCGGCGTAGGCCGGGTTCCGGACGAAGCCGACATGATCGAGTTTTACTTCCTGTCGGGTGATGAGCGGCTTTCCGTTCATGTCGTCCGTCGAGTTCCGCACTGGAATGAAGCCGACTGAAAAGCCGGTGACCATGCCGTCCATCGCGAGCTGTCGTGCTTCTTCTCCTCGGCCTGTGCGCGCGAGAAGGAAGTCGCCGACCAGTCCGTCTTTCGTTTTCTGCCAGCCGGTGCTCATCCCGATCGGCAGCCGGTCCGTAGCGTGTTGCTCGAGCAGGGGAATCTTCGAGCCTCGTTCCTTGATCGTCTTATCGAACGCTCCAGGGGCGAAACGCTCGAGGTAACGGCCGGCGTCGTAGAGAGCTCCGAACGGTGCCACGATGCCGACGAGATGGTGGCCGTCGTTGTCTTCTCGGACCTCGAAGTGTGCGAACTCGACCGTGCGAATCTCAAAGGCTGACATCTGTTACCTCCGTGTCGAGGCTGTCGTCGTTTCCGTTGTTGGACGAGTCGTCCTCCAGCGCGAAGTCCTCGAGGTCGCGCACTTCGGCAGGCGTCAGGAAGCCGGCTCGGATCGCGATCTCGTATCCCTGGTAGCGCGTGATCGTGTCGGCGCGCAGCAGGGCATCCATTGTGAATCGGGCCTCCTGGCCGCGCGGCAGAAGCGTCGACAGGCTGGCTTCCATTCGAGAGATCCACGGCCGGAGCGTGTATCGAGCGAAGTGGATCGAGTCCTGGTTGACGTTCGAGTAGGTCATCGAGTTCGGCGCGGCGACTCCAGCGAGGAAGGCCGGAACGCCGAAGATGGTGCAGATCTGTTGCGCGGAATACTGACGGGCGTCGATCAGCTCGAGATCCTTCGGATTGAAACTCAGCGGCTTATATTTCAGGCCGTTCGCCAGGATTGCCGGTCCACGGTTCCGGCCTCCGTTGTTCGCGACGAATTGAGCCTTCACCTGCTCGGCTTCGTCCTTGCTCATCGCTTCGTCAGCTTCGAGGACACCGACCGGCAGGCCTCCAGCGTTGTAAAGCTCCGATGCGCAGTCCTCGCCGGCGATCGAGATCCCGATCGTGCGGCGATGGTGCTCGAGGACGCTCATGCCCATTGGCGAGCCAGCCTGTTGGAGGCCTCGGAAGTGGAGGATGTCTTCGTCCGTGTAGGTCTGGCCTCCGACGTGGTAGGTGAGCGTCGGTCCGTTGGCGCGGACGTTCACAGCGTCTGTCGCCAGGAGTACGGCTTGCCGGGGATAGCCGAGCGCGTCACGGTCGCCGAGGAGCCAGAAAGCGTTTCCGTGGACGATCATCGACAGCAACGTCGACGCGATCATTTCGTGCCGTGTCATCGTCCGGTCCGGCTGATAAAGGATCGCCGGCGTCGGTTCGATCTCGACGTTATGCCGGTAGGCCTTGAGCGGTAGGGAAGCGATCGAGTCGGAGATCAGCTGAACGCAACGGTAAGCGGCCGGGATGCTAAGCGTCGTCTGAGTGTTGACAGTGACGGGGCCCTGGAGAGGCTGGAAGAATCCATACGAGGGATAGACGAACGGGATGTCACGTTCGCGTTGCTCCGGCTTACGTCGGGAGAAGATGCCCATAACCTCGTCACAGTACCATCGGCCGGCCCTTAGGCGGTTCCTGTCGATGCTTCGCTGCATGGTAGGCGAGCGTCAGTGCGTGTAGTGGAGTCAGGTCTGCTCCTGGATCGGCGCGCGACCACAACCACGATGAGCCGACTGGTTTCTTGCGTGCAGCTGCGCAGGACTCGTCGATCTTCGGATGCGGTCGGATCTGGACGGTGCCGGCGAGGAGCGCGTCGTAGAGCGCGTTCGCGGCGTAGCAGCAATCGCGAGTCGTGTATCGGACGACTGGGATCTTTACGCGCTCGAGATCGTCGACCAGTAGGCCGGCCGGTCCGTAGCCATCGATGACGACGCGACCTCCGTGTCGCTGGACCAGGTGCGTGAGCCGGTCCGCGATCCATTGTGTTCCTTCTCTGTTCTCGATGAGCTCTATTCGGCCGTGTTCGTCGGCGACTGCGATGGAGCCGAGCGCCCGATCAAGGGAGATGTCGGCGGCAAAGACGAGCTGGCCGTCCGGTCCGGTCGGCTGTTTGCAGGCGTCGAGGAGAGCCTGGGGGATTACGCGCTCGTCAGTTTTCGTCCACTGGTTCAGCCAGGAACGCCGAAAGTCGTTCTCGGACATCGTGAGTCGAGCCTGCCGGACGACCTCTTCCGAAATTGTGTGTCCGATCGCTGGGATTGTGGATCGCCAGACGCTCGGGTCGTCGATGTCGGCGTCCTCGAGGGCGCTCCATTCGAAGTAGCAGACGTCGCTCGTCAGGCCGTCCTCGACGGATTGCCGGCCAAGCGCGACCTTCCGGCGAAGGTACGTCGATTCCGTAGTGCCGGCTGTCGAGACGACCCATAGCTGGGCGCTCGGCTTCGTGGCCATTGCCGGGATCATGGCTTGTTCGCGGCGGTCGTCTGTGTCGGCGAAGGCTTCGTCGATGACTGCTGGTCCGTCGATGGTCCGGCCGTGGCCGGCGACGAGGGAGTTGGCCATGACTTCGAGCCGGCCTCCGTTTTTCAGGTGGATTGCTTCCATTCCTGCGCCGCGATACACGCGATCCAGTAAGGGTTTAAGGGATGACGCTTCGACGATTGGTGACCAGTCGTCCACCACTTTCCGTCTAGCGTCCCAGCCGGTTTGAGCTGTGTAGACGGATCGGCGTGCGCCGTTGATCATCGCAGTTAGGAGGATGCCGAGTAGCAAGCTGGATTTTCCGCATTGTCGAGGGACGGTGCAGATCACTGTTCGGTAGGCCGGTCTGCCATCGATTTCTTCGGTTGCGATTCTGGCGACGTGCTCTTGCCAGGGCATCATCGGTGTTCCGAGCCGCCGCATGATGCCAGCGACCTGGCCGGCTTTGTTGGGTCGGTCAGGTGTCGGGCTTGTCGAGACTTTCGGCTCGCAGTTCGTCGATGAGGTGAGCGAGGCCATCGTCGTCCTTTCCTAGTTCTTTCAGGCGGTCGAGCAGTTGGGCGTATTCCTTGACTGCTGATGGAGTCGGATGTTCGTCGACGATTTGTGCGGCTGATCGTGTCAGGTTCACGAGCGCGACGTCGATGTTTTCTAGTCGTCCGAGGGTTTGCAGTATTTGGATCGTTTGTTCGAGTGCTTGTCGGTTTGTGATTTTTTCGGGTTGGTTGTTGGTTAGGCGATATTTTTCGATTGCTTGCACGATTTGTGCGTCAAGTGCTCGAAGCGCGTTGCGATCGGCGACTTGGCCGGTTCGGAGGACTTGTAGTCGGAGTGCGATGCGTTCGTCGATTTGTTCGCAGAGGACTTGTAGTTCCTCGAGCTGTTGCCGGTTCAGGTGTTTTTTGTCGACGCTTTTCCAGAAGGCTGAGCCTGGTTCGCCGAGGATTCGGATCGGCTCGGGTTGTT